CGTAAAAGTCGTCACAGTCTAAATAGGCTGATGACGCTCTTTTAAGCGACTTTTCATAAGCCAAGTCTTGTCTGCCTAAAGCTAACAATCTTGGTCTTATCTCTTTCATCTCACAGTAATTCTGGAGCTTGGTAGACAAAGCTCTGAACTTTTCCATACCGTGAGGTGAGCATTCCATGAGCATCGTGTCAACAACTTGACAATCCTCATCTGCGGTTTGGGAAGCTTTACAATATTCTATCATCTTTAATATAGAATTGAATTCAAGCCTACCGACCACTCTGTGGCCAAATTCACAAAACTCCCTCTTGAGATATGAAATATCACTCAAGGTCATCTGTTTGTCGGAACTAACACCTTTACGAGAATCGGTATGTGTGAATCCCATCTCGTTCATGCTAAATGAATAATCTTTTGGTGTAAACTGGATCATACACTTAGGCTGAGCAAAGAAATGATCATCTCCATTCTGCAAACAAGGCGAATTTGTGACAGCCTCGGGTATTTTGACACCACTATCAAACAACTCAGCGTAAGATGGGTACTCAGAAGTGACGTTCCCTTTGTCTTTACCCTCCAAGTACATCTTACAAAGATTAAGTTTACCAATACCAACACCTATGTACGTGTTAGCATTGGCAGTTAAATAATTGCCCGATGATTGGTGGTCATCGACTCTAGTAAAAATTTTGTCTGTACCATAACCAGATAAATGTACTGTACTAGATATGGCTCTAACGATGTTGGTTCTAATGATATCATGATCTGGACTCCACTCTTTATCGTGTAAACTATAGAATATGTTAGCACAATTAGCAAATCGTAAATAGAATTCCTTCCATATATTCCCATCATAAGAACCGAAATCACCGTCAAATATATTCCAATCTTTAAATAATCGCCATATATCGTTAAATTCTTTATAGGGACTCACACAAATAGAACTACCGTTATATATTCGGTTATCATTTAAAAATTGAACAAAAGCACCGAAATACCTTTTAGTGACACAAACTGAACCTAAATCAGCACAAGAAATCAATCTTGCATTTTTGACTTTACCTTCAGAATCTATTTTACGAACTTCGTCTTTAAG